CGCAGCAGCTGCTCGCGATCGAGCAGGGCGCCGTGCGCGCCGCGACCGTCCAGTTGATCTACACGCTCGCGATGCTGCGCCGGCAGGCCATGGGCCGGATCCTGATGGCCCGCACCCCGGCCGAGGAACGGCAGGCCGCCGGTCGGCTCGCCGACGAGCTGGAGACGCTGACCGAGCACATCCTCACCCCCGGGCGCCTGTTGCAGGCGATCGTGTTGCAGACCGAGCAGGCGGCCGATCTCGGCGAGGTGTTCACGCTCGGGCCGGCCAACCAGTTCGTGCCCGTCGCGCCGAGGACGCCGAAGCCCGTCGACGCGCAGGTGCGCCGAGCAATCGCCTCGGCCGAGCGCACCGCCCTGGTGCAGATCCGCCGCGCCGGCCGCATGCTGCGCCTCGCGACGAACCCGATGGACGTCCAGACCGCGCTGCGCACCGCGGAGATGGCCGCGCGCAGCCTCGGCACCGGCGCCGAGTACGCGGTCAACCTCGCAGCCAACAGCGCGCCACTGCGGCTCGCCACCAGGCTCGGGCAGAAGCTCGTGTGGGTCGCCGAACGCGACGCGTGCGTGGTCTGCCTCGCGCTGTCCGGCGACGTGATCGATCCGAACTCGGGCGAGGCCTTCGACGAGTTCGCGACCTTCGGCAAGCCCGGCAGCGCGCCCGAGGTGTGGCCGCCGGGTATGCCGCTGCTGCGGCCGCCCAGGCATCCGCACTGCCGGTGCATGGTGCAGGTCTGGGACGGCAGCGTGGTCCCGGGTTTCCTGTCGTGGCCGGAGCGGTTGAAGCACGAAGCGTTGCGCTCGATCGCGAAGGGCTGGTCGCTGCCCTCCGAGTCTGAGCGTGTCCGGCTGTACGCCGCGGAGCGCATCCTGCGCACCGGCCGGGCGTATCAGCTGCCGAAAAGCGTGCGGGCGGAAGCGGAACGCGCCGTCGGGCGCGGCCGATTCAGGTCCCGCAATGTCCCGCACTACCAACCAGCCCGATAGGAGAACCCTGTTATGTCCGAACCGACTCTCGCCGCGGCCGAAGCGCTCGCCGCGCCGCTGATCAAGGACGCCGAGCAGGCGCTCGCCCCGGAGGCGAAGAAGGCCCTCACGGACCTGCACCAGTTCGTCGCCGACGAGGCCGACAAGCTGCGCCAGGAGCTGCCGACGCTGGTCGAGACCGGTGTGCAGCACCTGCACGCCATCGGCTCGTCGATCCTGGCCAGGTACCAGGCGGTGATGGAGCGCATCGACGCGCACCTGACCGGTACCGCCACTCCGGCCGAGCCGTCGCCCCCTACGCTGCCGGCGGCTGGATCCGGATTGGAGACGGCGTCTACATCGCCGGCTACTCCGGCTGCGTCGTCGGACCCTACGGCGGCGGCTCCGGAGCCGCAGGCCACGGACGCCACCACTTCGGCGACGCCCTCCGAGCCTTCGAGCACCGACTCGGCCTCGGCCACGGCGCCGACTGAGACCCCGGAAGCCTGATCGTGGCCACCAAGGAACTGCATCCGGCCGTCGCCGACGTGCTCCAGTACTTCGAGTACGAGCACCTGCCGGAGCACCTTCAGGCCGTCTCCAAGCCGGTTCACGACCTGGCACACGAGATGGTCGCGCGCCTGGATGGCCCTCAGCTGACCAACGGCCTCAACCGGTTGCTCGAGGCGAAGGACTGCTTCGTTCGAGCCGCGCTGCCGAATGGGAACTGACGCCCACCATCTGGTTCTTCGGTGGCCCGACCGAGCGCGAGGAGCCGCAGCGGCTGCCTGGCGTGAATCAGAACCGGAAGCGCGGTGTCACGAAGAGCCCGAAGCCGCGACGCAAGCGGTAGCGGGCACCTTGACCGGCCGCCCCGTGACTTGCCGGCCCCGGGGCGGCCGCTTCACCCGTAGGAGGCGACCATGGCGCTGCCCGGCGACGTCACCCTGGTCACGCTGATCGGCACCTGGCAGGACGGCAACGGCAACGTGCCGAACTACCTCGCGTCGGTGGGACCGCTCAGCAAGGTCGTGATCTCTCCGCGCGTGCCCACCCGTTTCGCGGACTACGCATCGAACATCACGATCATGCCGCAGCGGCAGACCGTGTACCTCAACAACTCGGGCTCGCTGCCCAGCTCACCACCGGTGCAGGTGATCGCAACCGATTCCCCGGCGCTCGCCGGCGTCGTCGGAATGTCATATCAGGTCGCGGTGATCCTCTACGACGTGAACGGCGCGCAGCTCTCGCCGTACAGCTTCACGCTTCTCGCCCCGTCCGCAGGCGGTCAGATCGATATCAGTGCGCCGCAGTACGCCGTCACCGGCAACTCGGTCGGCCTGCCCGCGATGTGAGTCGTTACCGCCGTACCGGGCGCTCCTCAAGGACCGGGATGGCGGCAGCCGGCCGCGCCTGGCCCGTCTCCAAGACGGACACGAGCGACTCCTGGAGGTGCTGTCCGTACTCCCGGACCTGTGTAACGGCCTTCGGGTAGACCTGGAAGTCGATGCTCGGACCCTGCAACTGCTGGCACAGCGCGCGGAACGACCGAATCTGGGTGCGCAGATCGGCCGAGATCAACAGCGGCACCCGTAAAGCGTCAGCTTCACGAAGGCGCTCGATCATCGGCTCAGCGGTCGTGGACCGCTCGCCGTACGCCAACGGCGAACCGGCGGGAGCCGACTCAGGATGCGGCAGCTTTAGCAGCACCTTGTCGACGAAATGGAGATCGCCGAGCAGGTCCACGATCGCGTGCTGCTGCGTGTCTCGGCGCAGGGCCTTGCCGCCGAGCCGGTATGACCACATCTGCGCGACGCCGACGAGGACGCCGCCACCAAGACCTCCGATGAGGCCGTCCAGGAGATCACTCACGATTTCCATTGTCCTGCATCCGCCCGGCCTGCCCGACCAAAGAACCGACTAGAGCGGGGCGACGAGGATTGATGGCACATTTGTTCGGGATGGCCCTACACTGATCTCGATCTCGGTGAGCGCCAGCCCCCTCCCGGAAACGGAGGGACGCCCACCCCCGCACGTACCCGGAGAGGGGCGGCGAAGTGGCTGGCGCACGCGTCGTGCTGCACCCTGATTGGCGCGCCCAGCTGTCCGCCGCTGAACACCAGCTGCTCGACGGAACCTTCGGGCCCGCGATCCTCGCCGACATGCAAGCCGGCACTCCGGTCCTCACCGGCCGCCTGGTCGCGGCCGAGCGATTCGAGGTCGTCGACAACCCCGGCGCGGCGCCCGAGCTGCACGTCGGCGTCTACCCCGACGACGAGGGCCCGATCCCGTACAAGCTGGCGGTCGAGTTCGGGTTCCACGGCGAGGAGTTCGTCCGCGAATACGTGACCAGCACCGGCCACGTCATCCACGCGCACACCCGGATGGGCAACAGCCCGGAGCAGCCCTACATGCGCCCGGCGCTCTACCGGGTGAGGACGCCGTGACGCGGCGCGCGGCGCTGCTCGCCGCCAGCATCTTCGGCCTGTGCGACGGCATGATGTCCATCCTCGGCGTCGTGCTCGACCTGCGCACCCACCCCGAGCTGATCCCGTGGGCCGCGACGGTGGGCGCGGTCAGCGCCGGCCTTTCGATGGCGGTCGGGCAGTTTCTCTCGGACAACGAGGACGGGGCCGCAGCGTCGCTCATGCTTGGCGCTGCCACCGCGGCCGGCTCGATCCTGCCCGCGCTGCCGTACCTGCTGCTGCGCGGCGCCGCAGCGATCGGTGCGACCGGGGCGATCTGCCTGGCGCTGGCCCTGGTGGTCGCCCGGCTGCGTGCGAACGGCTCGGCGCGCCGTGCACTGCTCGCTCTCGGTCTGCTCGCCGCGGTGTTCGCCGTCACCTTCGGCAGTGCGCTGCTCGCACCGACCGGCGGTGCGGTATGAAGCGGCTGATCGCGCACTGGTGGACCGATCACCCCGGCGTGCGCTCGCACCACGAGTTGAGCCTCGGTGAGCGCGCTGCGGATCGGATGCGGCTCGGTATGGGTTCCTGGCCGTTCGTCTTCGCCGCGGTCGTGTTCCTCGCCGCGTGGATGACCGCGAACATCGCCCTAGCGGCGCGCGGGGGCGCGTTCGACCCGTATCCGTTCATCCTGCTCAACCTCGTGCTCTCCTGCCTCGCCGCGTTGCAGGGCGCGATCCTGCTGATCGCCGCCAAGCGCTCGGACCAGATCAGCGCGGAGCTCGCCACGCACACGCACGAGAACACCGCGCAGCTGGTGACGATGAACGAGCGGCAACTGGAGATCCTCGAACTCCTCGTCGGCCACCGAGCGACGCCGTACGGGCATCTGTGGCCGGAGCTCTACGGCCAGAGCGCGGCCGAGGCCGAGGCCGGTGAACCGCAGTGACCGTCACCGCTCCCGCGCTGCCCACCACACGGCTCGTCGCCGCAGGATGGATCGCCTACGCGCTCGACGCCGGCCCCTCCGTGGTCGGTCTCACCCTGCCGCAGGACCCGTCCAAGTGGTATCAGACCGGGTTCATTCAGGTCGGCCCTGTGGTGGGCGGCAGCCCGAACCCGTACGTGCCGATCCGCAAAGCAGTGGTGTCAGTGCACTGCTGGGGCGTGAACGGCACCCCGTCGACCACGCCGGGCGGCCCACTGAATGTCAGCAACAAGCCGCCGTGGAACCGCACCGCGCAGCTGGCCGAGCAGATCGCCAACGCCGCACAGAGCATGCGCACCAGCGGCGCGGCACGGCAGGTCTCGATGCTCGTCGGCGGCTACGCGCACGCCACGGTGCATTCGGCGTACCTGCTCACGGTGCCGCGAGAGATCTTCGGCGACACCGCCAGCTACGCGCACTACCAGTTCGATCTCTCCGTTACGTGGACCCCACAGGAGTTCTGATGACCACCAGGCGCACCGTTTTCCAGCCCGACCTCGAAGTGGAGTTGCCCGAGGACGAGGAGGCGCTGCTCGAGCGCGACAGGCTGCTGCTGCCCATCGTCGAGGACGCGAAGCCGGCCAAGGCTGGCGCGACCGTCACCGCGTCCGCGCCCTCGAGGGAGGCGCCGTCCGATGGCGGCAAGTAAGAGCTCGAAGGGCTCCGGCAAGTCCGGGATCAACATCAAGAAGTCGCACGAGGGCCGGCTACACCGGGCGCTCGGCGTGCCGGAAGGGCAGCCGATCCCGGCGTCGAAGCTCGCCGCGGCGAAGAAGAGCTCGGATCCGGCGATCCGGAAGGAAGCCACGTTTGCGATCAACGCGAAGGGCTTCAACCACTCGGGCGGCGCGAAGAAGCCGGCCGCGAAGAAGTCCACCCCTAAGAAGAAGGGCTAGCCCATGGCTCGCTTGGCGCTCACCCCGCAGGTCGCCAGCTACAACGGCGTCAGCCTGAACTACCAGGCCATGACCGGGTTCACCGGCGTGCAGTGGTCCAACACCGGCCGGGAGATCCTGCTGGTCAACCTCGGCGCGACCGCGACCACCGAGACCGAGAACATCGGCGTGTCGATCCTCGGCCAGGCCGTCACCGCGCTGACCCAGACGCCGACGGTCTCCACCATCACGCCGTACGGGCCGTTCCCGTCGGTGTTCAACCAGCCATCGTCCGGCACGAACCAGGTCTACATCGACTTCTCCTCGGTCGCGTCGCTGACCGTGGCGCTGCTGCAGATCCCGGGGGTGTCCTGACATGGCGGTGAACGGCACGAACGTCCTGGCTGGCGCCGGATCGCTGTACTACGCCAACTTCGGCACCGTGTTCCCGGCCGACACCGCGGCCACCGTGGCGGCCGGTGCGCCGGCGGGGTTCACCGACTTCGGGGGCACCTTCGGCGGCGTGGAAGTCGTCGCGTCGCAGAAGCTGAAGATGAAGAAGGTCGACCAGATCCTCCTCGCGGTCGGCGCGTACCCGACCGAGGAGACGATCCAGCTCAAGACTTCCCTGGCCGAGGCGACGCTCAACAACCTCAACGTCGGGCTGAACAACAAGTTCACCGTCACTCCGCAGGCCACGTATACGACGGCGGACTGGCAGGCCACGGTCAACAGCCAGCAGCTGTCGTACATCTCGCTGATCTTCGACGGGTGGGCGCCCACGCTCGGCAGCGGCGCCGCGGCCCGTCGACGGCTGTGCGCCTACAAGGTGCTCTCCGAAGGCCAGATCGGCGCGAAGTACAAGGTCGACGACCAGGTGGTCTTCGCCGTCACGTTCGACGTGTTCTTCGTGAGCGGCAGCCAGACGCCGTTCCACTGGATCGACCAGACCGCGTAAGAGAGGCATCACCATGGGAGCTCAGGTCACCGGCAGCCCGCGCAGCAAGAAGAGCGGGCCAGCCGTGTCGGCGACCGAGACCGCCGCGACGCAGCAGGGCGGCGCGGAACGCGTCGTGCTGGCCACTATCAAGGGCAAGGACTACACCGCGCCCGCGAATGTGCCCTTCGGGCTGACGCTGAAGTACCTCGACCTGACGATGCGATTCAAGCCGCAGTACGCGCAGATCGCGATGGTCAAGGAACTGATCGGCCAGCAGGCATTCGACGAGCTGACGACGTCCATCGACGACAAGGCGGACTGGAAGCAGCTCGTCGACGCCGCCGCGAACCACCTACTCGGCGCGGTCGAACAGGAGGCCGGCCAGGGAAACTAGCGCGGCGGCTCGCCCAGATCGGCTGGGTAGCCGCCTACCGGGCCGACGTCGAATCCGACCTCTCGGCGATCCACCACATCCACGACCCGACCGAGCTGGACGGCCCGCGAATGCTGCGGCTGGCCTACCGGCTCGGGCACTACCCGGGGATCGTGCGCAACCGCGTCCTCGGCGCCAGCAGGCAACAGCAGGCAGCGCCCGGGAAGACGACGCACACCGAGATCGGCGAAGAGATCACGTGGGTGCCCTCCACACCCGCGGCGATCGCCGCAAGCCCGCTGTCCAGATACTTCTCGACCACGACCGTAGGGAGCACGCATGAGCGTTGAGGCAGGCTTCGAAGTCGCCTCCGCGTACGTCACGCTCCTGATCGACGACGCGGACTTCGAGGCCGCGGTCACCGAGAAGATCGAGGCCGCCTGCGCGACAGGCGCCGCAACCGGCGGCGACGTCCTGGTCCAGGGACTCACCGGCGCCGCGGCCAAGGGCGGCGACGAGATCGAGTCCGCGCTGCTGGAGGCCATAGCCGGCAGCGGTGACGCCATGGCCGCGCAGATCGGTGACGGGCTGACCTCCGGGCTGGTGCAGGCCGCGGTGCGCGCCGGTGACGAGGCCGGGCTGCAGGCCGGGGACCAGTTCACCAGCGAGTTCGAGGCCTCGACTTCCAGCGTTGCCGCGGATCTCGGTGACCGCCTGGTGGCCGGCGTCGCGCAGGCGGGCGATGACGCGGGGCACGAGATCAGCCGCGGTCTGGAGTCCTCCCTCGCCGGCACCGGATTGCGCGCAGCAGGCGAGATCGCGAGCGGCATCCTGCTCGGATCGGTGCCGATCGGGCCGGCTGTCGGCCATGAAATCGGTGCCGGAATGGCTGCAACGCTGCCGGCGGCCGCGCGCGCCGCCGCGTCCGCAGCAGCCGGTTCGCTGACGGAGGGCCTGGTCGAAGGAGCGTCCGGGACCGGGGATCAGCTGGCGTCGCAGATCAGCGGCGAGCTGCGCGCCGCGATCGGCAGCGAGACACAGGCGACGGCGGCCCAGCTGACCGACGCTTTGCTTGAGGGGGCTGCTGGTGCCGGCGACGCGCTTGCCGAGCAGATCGGCGTCGAGATGCAGCCCGGCATCGCCTCGGCAGGCGAGCAGGCGGGCGAGTCGCTGAAGGAGGCGATCCTCGAGGGCGCATCCGGGCTCGGTGACGCGCTCGGCGCCGATCTGGGAAGCGGGATCTCGCAGGGCGCATCAATCGGCGCCGACGGGGGCGCCGCCGAGATCGAGCGGGCTATGCAGTCCGTGGCGAGCGATCTGGAGCAGGAGGGCGAGGACGCCGGGGTCCGCTATGTGCAGGGCCTTCAGCGTGGGCTCTCGTCGGTCAACGTGCCCGCAGGCGGCATGTCGCTCGATGAGCTGTTGAGCGGCGGCAAGGGACCGGACGAGTTCGTGCAGGACCCGAACGATCCGTATCGCACGGTGCGTCAGAGCGCGCTCGAGGCGGAGCAGGCAGCACGGGAGTCCACTGAGGGACTGCTGGCCTCTGAGGCTCAGGCGCTGCGCGGGACGCAGGACTACGACGTGCAGTTGCTGGCCACGTTCGAGGAGATCTACCGCGGCGGCGCGGGCCTGAGCGACCAGCTTGCCACGGCGATGACGCTCGCGTTCCAGGGCATCGAAGCTGATACCAGCGCTTTTACTGCCACCGAGCTGCGTTTGTTCACCGAGTTCTTCCAGACGCTGGAGTCCGAGGGCGACCAGGCCGCGCTCGATCTGGCGACCCGGATGAGCATCGTCACGAATCCCGAGCTGTTCAACACAGACCTGATCGGCCAGGGTCTGTCGAGCGTCGGCAAGCCGATGGCCGGCGCCGGCGCTGCGGGCGCCACAGGTACTGCGTCGCTCTCCGGGCTCGGCGACATGCACGCGGCGCAGCTGGCGGCCGAGAACGCCGCCGCGGCCGCCACCGAGCTCGGTACCGCCGAACAGGGCGCCGAGGCAGCGGCCGGTGGTCTCGGGGCGGCCATGGGCGGTCCGCTGATGTGGGGACTGCTCGGCGTCGCCAGCATGCTGCCGATGGTCACCAGCCTGTTCAACAACAGCAGCCAGGCCACGCAGGCGTACGCCCAGCAGCAGCAGCAGTTGCAGCAGGCGATCTCGCAGGACTCGGACATGATCGGCGCGAACACGGTCGCGACGATCGCGAACCAGATCTCTACCTCTGGCGCGGCGGACACGCTCAAGGGATACGGGATCTCGCTGACTGACGCGACCTCGGCGATCGCCGGAGTGCACTCCGCGCAGAAGGACGTCAACAGCGTCCTGAATGAGCAGATTGACAACCTTCAGTCGCTGATTCAGGAGCAGTCGGCGCACTCGCAGGGCGTGAACACCGATATCGAGGCCGAGCGGCAGCAGATCGAGCAGCTCCAGGTGACCAAGGAGGCGATGGCGCAGCTTGAGCAGGACACGATCGACGCGGTCCAGCACGATAACGATCTCGCTCAGGCGACGCTGAACGCCGAGCAGGCGATCGGCGTGTTCAACGTCCAGGTAAGGGCCGGCGTGCTCGCGCTGGAGCAGCAGGCGCAGACCCAGAAGATCAACGCGGACGCGCTGGCCAGCTACGACATGACCCTGACGTCCAGCTCGCAGGCCTACACCGACGCCGTGCACAACCAGGACATCGCTCTAGCCGACAACGCGATCAAAGCGAGGATCAACGCCGACGCGCTCAACGCGTCGCTCCCGCCGCAGGCGCAGCTGTCCACCGAGGCGATCACGGCCGCTCTGGCGTACCAGCAGGCATCGACTGCTACCAGCCTGTACACCAGCTCTCTGACCGCGCTCTACGGGCAGTACGGGCAGACCTCCAACGCCGAGGCCGCCGCGACGATCGCGATCGACAACCTCACCGGGAAGATCACGACCGGTAAGAACGCGGTCGACCTGATGACTGACGCCGGCAGCAAGAACTTCCAGATCTTCAACCAGGCCGCGTCCGCAGCCGAAACGTACGCGGAGAAGGTCTACCAACAGACCGGCGACACCGAGCAGGCCAACCAGGTGCTCCAGACGTTCGCCGGCAAGCTCGACACCGCGGCGTCGAAGGCCGGCCTGACGAAGGACCAGATCCACCAGCTCAACGAGGAGCTGTTCGGGGTTCAGAACGCCTCCGACATCACGATCAAGGTGGACGACTCGCAGGCCAGGCAGGAGATGAACGCGTTCTCCGACTTCGTGCAAGGCGAGATCGACAGCATGAACAACTCGGTGGTCGTACCGACCATCAACCGGGGGCTGCACGGGATCTCCGCGCGCGCCTCGGGAGGCCCGGTACAAGCCGGGCAGGTGTACATCACCGGCGAGAAGCAACCCGAGCTGTTCGTGCCCGAGAGCGACGGCTACATCTACCCGTCGCTGGAGGAGGGCCGTAAGGCGCTCGCCGGGACAGGGATGAGCGTGCACTTCAACTACTACGGCACGCAACAGCCGACCCATGAGCAGCGTGCTGACATGCTGCGGGAGCTCGCTGTAGCGGCGGGGGTGGGCGCGTGACCGTCTACCAGGCCGGATCGCTGTACACGTTCACGGTCGACTATCTCAACGAGCCGGGCGGCACGCTGGTCGACCCGACGGGTTCGGTGCAGATCACCATCACCTATGGCACGACCAGCACGGTGGTCGCGGGGCCCTTCTCTTACGCCGGCGCTTCGTCGCCGTCGCCGACCGCGGTGTACCGGGCCGGTGTGGGCGTCTACGCGTACCAGTGGCAGATCCCGGTGTCCGCGGCCGCGGGCGTGTACGTCGCGAACTGGGTGATCACCGATGGTCCGCATGGCACGCAGTACTTCGGCGAAGAGACCATCACCGTCGCCGCGAACGGATTCGCCCCGACGGTCTCGGGTGACATTGGGTTCTGGACCGGGTCCCTGGCCTACGCCGCGGCCGGCGTCACGATCCCGCTCGGGTCGACCGACAGCAACGGCATCACCTGGCTGCTGGCGAAGGTCGACGGCATGGACGGTGCGCCGGTCGTCGGGCAGATCATGCAGCGGGCCGGAGACCACGGCGGGTATCCGACGCCGCAGTACTACGGGCCGCGGATCGTCACGCTGACCGTTCAGGCCAGTGCGCCGACGCAGGCCTTGCGCGATACCGCGCGCGCGTTGATGCAGCAGGCGTGCCCGGTCTCCGACTTGGCGACGCTGGTGTACAACGAGTCGACGCCGAAGACCATGCAGGTGCGCCGATCCGGGCGGCTGATCGAGGCCTATCCGACGCTGCTGGACGTCATCTTCACGATCGGCCTGGTCGCCCCGGATCCGCGCAAGTACGGCACGACGACCTACGCGCTGACGGCGTCGGCGAACGGGCAGCTGCTCGGCATCACTCCCCCGCTGACCCCGCCGATCCTGCCGCCGGCGCAGCCGCCACCGGGTTCGATCACGCTGACGAATCACGGGAACTTCGAGACGCGGCCGCTGATCGTCATCAACGGTCCGATCAGTTCGCCGGCGCTCTACAACCAGACCACCGGGCAAACGATCTCGTTCTCGATGCTGACGCTCGGCGCGAACGACCAGCTCACCGTTGACCTCTTGAATCGCACCGCATACCTGAACGGCAGTTTCCGGCCGGCCGACCTGACCTCCTCCTGGTGGGTGCTGTCCCCCGGCACCAGCCAGGTCGTTCTGCAGGGCAGTGCGGCGACCGGCAGCCAGATGACCGTGACCTACCAAGACGCGTGGATGTGACAGATGGCGACTAGTGCGAACATGCGGGCGTTCTGCTGGGGCGACGGCATTCAGGTCGCCGCGCAGGACCTTCGCCTGGGGGAGATCAGCGCGCTGCTCTCGATGCTCGGCGGCGCGGCGAACCAGCCGCTCGCGATCGGTCAGGGCGTGCGCGACGCCACCGGCAACCCGCTGAAGGTAGCTGTCTCATCCGGGCTCTCGGTCACGGTGAACCCGGGTTTCGCCATGGTGCAGGGCACCGCGGCCGCCAACAGCGGCGCGTACTCGTGCACGCTGGATTCGACCGCGACGCTGACGTGCGCCACCGCGGATCTGGTCAATCCGCGCATCGACTCGGTGATCGTGCAGGTCGTCGACAACGGCAACAACACCAGCACGGCCACCGTGAACATCCAGACCGGGACGCCGGCGCCCTCTCCGTCGGCGCCGACGCTGCCGGCGAACTCGCTGCTGCTGTGCAACATCACGGTCCCGGCGAACGCGGTCTCGCTGACGTCCGGGAACCTCGCGGACTCCCGGACGTTCTACGTCGCGGCGGGCGGTATCCAGCCCGTGCTGAACTCGGGTTTCTACCCGACCACCGGCGGCACCTCCGCGTACGCGCACGACCTGTCCACCGGCCGGCTCAAGCGGTTCAACTCCACGACCCTGATCGCCCCGCAGACGGCGGCGTTCGCGCCGTCCGTGGCCAGCCTCTCGGGGACCGCGACCGCCAACAGCGGGACGTACGTCACGTTGATCTCGACCACGATCACCGCAGACGGCAGCACCCAGGTGCATATCGACGCTGACGTGTCGTTCTTCACCTTCACCGGCAGCGTCGGCAACGGGTTCCAGCTCTCGATCCTGCGCGACGGCACCGCGATCAAGACCCTGGTCATGTACGTCGTGCAGACCAGCAGCCTGTTCCTCGACGGACGGTCGATGTGGCTGCACGAAACGCCGACGTCCGGGTCGCACACGTACGCGATCGCGATCAGCACGCAGGGCGCCGGCACCATCACCGGGCACAACGCGGACATCTGTGTGCGGGCGGTCTCCAGCTGATGCCCACCTACCGGTACGTCGCCACCAACCTGCTCACCGGGCGCATCCTCGCCGATGACCTGCCTGTGGTCGTGCAGTCGGCAAGCCGCGTGATCAAGGGCATCGGGCGGTTGAACGGCTACCTGCCGTTGCAGCAGGACGGTGTGTCCAACAGCGCGTTCGTGAACGCGCTGACGCCGCGCCGCAGCGTTCTGTGGATCTTGCAGGATGGTTACCCGGTCGGCGCTTGGGTGATCACCGACACGCCGCACCAGTCCATCCTCAGCAACCAGCTGCCGATCCAAGGGCAGAGCATCGAGTGGCTCTTCTCCACCCGGCACATCACCACGGCGCTCGCGTACACGAACATGGACCTGTTCGATATCGGCCGAAACCTGGTGACCTACGGGACGCAGGGCACGAACGGGCAGATCGCAGGTCTCACGCTGCTGCCGGGCGAGAGCGGCCAGAGCGACACGGTGACCTACGGAGTGAGCAACTCGCTCCAGGCGCCGCCCAACGTCTACTCCGGCACGTACGCGGACAATCAGCCGGTGCTCGACGCACTCACCAGTACCTCGGATGCGGATAACTGGGAGTGGACGTTCGACCCGGTCATCGCGGGCACCGGGCTCGGCTGGAACTTCCGGCAAGGGTATCCGGCGATCGGCCAGTACAACGCGCCGCAGCCGTTCGCGTTGACGTTCCCCGGCAATGTGATCGACTACGGGCGGCCGATCATGGGCTCGAACGCCGCGAACTGGGTCATCGCCACCTCCGCTGCCAACGGGACCGGCACGACCTTCGCGGCTGCGTCCCCGCACGGTATCGACAGCGCGGACCTGAGCGCCGGATTCCCGCGCCAAGAGGCGGTGGTCATGTGGCCCGGTGTCGGCGTCACCTCGCAGGCGCAGATCAACTCCTACGCTGATCTGCTGCTCGGCCAGTACACCGCCGGCACCATGGTTCCGACCGTCACGCTCGGCGGCGAAACCGAACCGCTGCTGCGCGAGCTCGGCCTCGGCGACAAGGTGAACTTCACGGCGATCTCCGACCTCGACCCGGCCACTCCATCAGGCCAGCCGGGTTTGCAGATCAGCGCCCGTATCTCAGGCTGGACGCTCACCCCGCCCGCGGAGAACCAGCCGGAAAAGGTCGTGCTCGCGCTCGGCGCGCTCGTCGGGCAGGTCTCCACCGGGACGGTGTCCTGACATGGCGACGTTCTCCCTGCCGTTGGACGCGCGGTTCGTCGCGTTCCTGCGTTCGCTGCCGGGCAGGATCACGCGGCTGGAGCAGCGCACGCTGATGCTGGATCCGGGCTGCTACGTGGTCTGCTACACCGGCCAGATCCCCGGCTCGTACGTCAGCGGTGACCCGACGGTGGTCATCACCGGCCAGAGCACGGCGACCGGGCCGTACCAACACCTGACCTCGTACACGCCGCACGCCAACGACACGGTGCTGCTGATCCCGGTCGGGCAGACGTACATCATCGCCGGAACCTACAGCTAAGGCGGAGGACCATGGTTGCGACGATCTACGGCGCCGCCGACAGGGCATACGCGTTCATCCCGGTCGCCGTCCAGACCGCGGCGTACACGGCGGCGCAGAACCAGCTCGTCCCCGTCAACACCACCGGCGGCGCCGTCACCGTCACGCTGCCGACCGCTCCGCCCGATGAGACGGTGGCGTGTATCAAGAAGGTCGCCGGCACCAACAACGTCACGGTCGCCACCGGCTCCGGAGACGTGTTCAACGTCGCCGGCGGCCCGACGACCTGGACGCTGGCGCTGGTCGGGCAGAGCATCATCATCCAGTACTCGGCCGCGGCGGCGATCTGGTACATCCTCGGCGATGGCGGCAACGGCACGATCACCGGGAACTTCTCCGCGTCGGGTAACGGCTCGTTCGGCGGCACGCTCGCGGTCACTGGGAAATCGACGTTCAGCGACCAGATCACGATCAACAGCGGTGACGGCGCCGGGGCGCTGTTCATCGCTCAGTTCATCGGCACCAACCGCAACCCGGGCACGATCACTCAGCAGGAGTCCGCATCGGGCAACGGCGCCTATGGGTTGTTCGTCACCGGCGACAGTGTGCCGCGGTTCACGTGGATGGCCACCGGGGCGATCAGCTGGGGATCGGGTAGCGCCACGCAGGATGTGACGCTGGGCAGGTCCGGCGCCGGCGTTCTGTCGGTGACGCTCGGCTCGTTCTCCGTCACCACGGCCGGGCAGGGTCTGCGGGTGAAGGAGGGCTCGAACGCGAAGCAAGGGACCGCGACGTTGGCGGCCGGGACGGTGACGGTCTCGAACACGTCGGTGACGGCGAGCTCGAGGATTTTCGTGGGTACGGCGACGCCGGGCGGCACTGTCGGTGCGCCGTTCGTCTCGTCGGTGACCGCGGGTACCGGGTTCACGATCAAGTCGACGTCGAGCACAGATACCTCTGTCGTGGCTTACGAGATCTTCGAACCGGCGTAGGCGGCCGCTACCATGGCGATCGAACACCAGTGCGAAACGGAGCGCGGGATGAGTGAGACGAGCGAGCAGCCGGCGGATGACGCGCTGGACGAGCTCACAAAGGCTCGCGCGCTGATCGCCGCCGAGGAAGCGCAGCGCGTCCAGGAGTGCGGGGCGGAGATCGAAGCCGTGCTCGCCAAGTACGGCATGACCTTGGAGCCGGTCGCCAGCTTGCAGCTGCGGCCCCGCCGATAGAAGGAGCGCCACGATGACGCGCACGATGTACGACGGCGTCGACGCCTCTCGGCTGCCGACAGACGCGCAGCTCGTCGCCGGGTACGTCGACGGCGCGTTCGCGTGGTCGGCCGCGGACTGGGCGCGGTTCCCGCACTCGGTGAAGGTCCGCATCGCCTGCTTCGCCACAACCAACGACGGCGAAGTCCTGGACGTCGAGCCCGGCAACGCCACACCGGCCGAGTCAGTGGACTGGGTGCTGATGCGCCGCAAGGCCGGCGCGGACCCGACCGTCTACATGAACACCTCGACGTGGCCGACCGTGCGCGCCGCCTTCCAGGCCCGGGGCGTGGCCGAGCCGCACTACTGGGTCGCCCAGTACGACGGCGTCGCCTCGATCCCGGCCGGTGCGTTCGGCAAGCAGTACTTCAACAACAACCAGGCCGGATACGACCTGTCGGTGGTCGCCGACCATTGGCCCGGCATCGACGCCGCCCCCGCGCCATCCCCGGCACCGGCCGGCCACCCGAGGAGGAACGATATGCACGTCGCGCTGAAGTACAACGACACCCCGACCGTGTTCACGAACCCGGCGGCCGCGCTCGGCGGGACGTCCACGATGCTGCTCGCGAGCGATTTCGGGGACGCACAGGTGCGCGTGGCCGTGTACGACTTCAACACCGGTCATTGGACGGTCACCGAGCACACGATCGGCAGCGCTGGTGGCGCGCTCAGCGTGCCGCTGCCGCCCAACATCAACAAGGTCTCGTTGATCAACCAGACCGACGGCGTTCCGGTCGGCCTCGACGTGCTGGCGTGATCACGTGACGATTCCCATCCCGGACGGCTCGGTCGTCATCACGCCGACCGAGGTCTACAAGGAAGTCCGGGACACCCACCAGGCGGTACAGCAGATGGTGGGCAAGGTCGACACGTTCTTGTCCACGCAGAGCGATCACGAGGACCGGCTGCGGAAGGTCGACGGCCTCCCGGAGGACTTCACCGAGCTGAAGCGGACGGTCAACGAGGACCACGGGCCACGTATCGGGAAGCTGGAGACTCGGGTCGCGATGTACTCGGGCGCGGCCGCGGTGATCGGCACGGCAGCTGGCTACTTGGCGAGTTGGGTGATCTACCACCACTGAGACATTGCGCGCGCTACCCTGCGTACCGAACTGATGCAGGGGGCGGACATGGACGGTGGAGCGGCAGCCGGCGGCGCAACGGTGATCGTCGCGCTCGTAGGGGTGGGACTGCGGGTGCTGATCTACGCCGACCGGTACGACCGCAGACGGGCGCGTAGCCGACCGTACCGGGCGCCGATGGTGCCGCGTTCCCCGCTGCTGGCCGAGCCGCGGCCGCGCCGGGCGCCGGAAGACAAGCGGCCGCCGATCGTCGAAGTCCCGGATCGGCATCTGGTGCGCGCGGCCCGGATCGTGGTGAGCGAGCAGCGCGCGGACGCGCAGCTGCTCCAGCAGGCGATGCCGGTGATCGAGCCGATGGCGCGCCGGCTGATGGCCGCCCTCGAGGGCCGCGGCATCATCGGACCGCGCGACGAGGCCGGCCACGCGAAGGTACTCGTCACACCACAGCAGTTGCCCGGCGTATTCGAACGCTGGGGCATCGTCGAAGACGGCTAAGGCGTCTCCCCCACCGGGATCTCGTAAACCGCGTGGTAGTTCGGCGGCAGCACGATGTTCGCCGTCTCTATCGGAGTCTCGTCGGCGTAGTAGGTGCGTTCGATCACGATGACCGGGATCCCGGAGCGCAGGTGCAGCTGCTCGGCCTCGGCGATCGTCAGTGCCCGCGGGACGAGTTCTTCGGTTGCGCGGGTGATGTGCACGCCGATGACCTCGAACCGGTCGACGACGCCTTTGCCTGCGTGTTCGCCCTTCTCTGGCATCATGATGGCCGTGCCGCCGGTGATCGAGAGCGGTTCCCACGAGGTCGACAGGTATGTCGGCGTGTCGTCGGCGGTGAACACGTAGCTGGTGCGCATCAGGCGCTCGCCTGTCTGCACGCGCAGGCGCTCGGCGATCGCCGGCGGTGCCTCGACGCGGGTGGAGCGGGCGCGCCAGGATCCGCGGCGGCCAGCCGCTGCCATTTCGGCGCGCCAGGGTGAGCCTTTGCCGGCGGCGTCGCGATACCAGTGCCGCACCATGCGCACAACGTCGGCGCGGCGGCGCACGAAGGTCCCCGAGCCGGGTTTGCTGGTGGTCAGGCCTTCGTTGAGCAGCAGCCTGGTCGCGTCGTAGGCGGTGCGTTCGCTGACGTGGTAGCGCTCCATGAGCTCGGCGAGAGTGGGCATTTGCGTGCCGGGCGCAAGGGTCTCGTCGATGATCGCCTGACGCAGCTCATCGGCGATCTGTTCGTATTTCGGGGTCCGCTCGGCGATCGGTCCCACCTCGGCTCTCGGTGAATCTTCTGCGCATAGCTTGACTCGGCACTGTACAGAGGCGCAAGCTCTGTACAGGACTGCCACGCTGTGTGGCTTCGACCTGGGGATTCGTCATGCCCGAGAGCTTGTCGCGCACGTTACCCGGCTTGCCGTCATCGGTGCGGCAGGCGCGGATCGAGCTGCGCGATTTCCTCGACGGGTACGGCCGTGTGGATGACGCGCAGCTGGTGCTCTCGGAACTGGCGACCAACGCGGTGCTGCATTCGCGCAGCCGGCAGGACGGCGGCGAGATCGAGGTCCGGTTCGAGTACTCGCCGGGCGTGGTGCGGATCGAGGTCGTCGATCAGGGCGACGAGCCCGCGCGCGACGGCGACCAACCCGAGCAGGCCGAGCAGATCGAGGCGTTCGCGCCGGCGGAAGATCCGGCCTTCCCCCACGGCGAGTCCGGGCGCGGCTTGAAGCTGGTCGACGCGCTCGCGGACAAGTGGGGCTGCGACAGCTCACCGGGCGGCCCGGCGACGTGGTGGGCCGAGCTGTGGACCGAGGAGAGCACGAATGTCTGAGAGCGAAACCCCCTACGTCTTCGACCGCGGCCGGCCGTTCGTCGACCCGATCACCGAGGAGCGTGCTCGGGCGCTGTTCGAGGAGGCCTCTCGGCGTCCCGGCGCGGACCTGAAGGGGACGCTCGAGGGCGGCTTCGAGTGGACGGCGGCGCGGTCTGGCGCGGACAACTTCCTGCGGGTCGCTGTGCGGCCGATCGCGGAGTACGAGCGGCCCGCGACGCCACCCGACGTGGCCGACGAGGTCGGCGAGCAGGATGGGTGAGTTTCTGGGTTACGTATGGGACGTGACGACGGGGCTGGAAGTGATCGCGTTTATCGGCATCGTGGTGGCCAGGGTCGTGAGGCGGCACAACGATCCGCGGGAGTAGTGCGTCCAACTGGTGACGCTCAATGACGGCCGTCCCCCGAGAGTGCCCGCACACTCCGGGGGGCGGTCCTTTTTGTTGTGCCCGGATGCTGGGATCTGATGCGGGTGAATCAGAGTTCTGTTGGGAGAAAAACGGGAGACGATCATGACTCCGGAACGCTAAGAAACGCGAAGGAACGCAACGCAACGCGAAGTTTCGCGAAGGAATGCGCAGGTCGTGGAGTCGGGCCCTGTGAACGTCCTGATCACGGGATTAGTCGGACACAACTTACAAAGCAGAGGTCGGCGGTTCGAGACCGTCTGTGCCCACCGTCCTGAACAGGACCGGAGCCCCCTTCTCAAGATCGAGAACGGGGCTCCGATGATCATTTGGGAGAAAAGTGGGAGATCAACTTTCCACGACGCTCCAGTACCTCTCCCACCGCGCCTGAAGCACCCTCAGAATGTCGGCACGCATCTTCGGCGTCGCGTGGTTGTACGTGCCCTCCATCCCCGTCGTCGCGTGCCCCAGCCGCTCGTCCCGCGCGATCTTCTCGATGTGGTCCTCGCTCAGCCACGTCTCCTGCGTGTGCCGCAGATCATGGAACCGCAGTCCCTTCACGATCGGCGACGCGGCTTCCCGCGCGGCGTGCCCGCGCACCGTCTCCCGCGCCTCCCAGCCGTCGCAGGCCGGCCGCCACAACCGCCGGGTGAAGTTCGACCGGCGCCACGGGCCGCCGTCCCGATCCGGGAACAGCAGCTGCTGGCCGGCCGGGAGCGTCGCGAGGTAGACGGCGAGCAGTTCGACCAGGAACGGCGGCAGCTCGACGACGCGCCCCTTGGCGCCCTTCGGCGGCCCGAAGTAGAGGCCTCGCTCGGCGCTCTCGTGCAGCGCGCCTTCCTTCTCATCCAGCTGGTAGTAGCCGGTCGGGCCGCCGGGCGCGTCGGGCATCAGCACCAGGTATTTGCGGCGCATCCCCGCGGCCTCGCCCCACCGCAGCCCGGTGAACACCGCGACCAGGACGAGGATCGCCTCTGTACGCGGCAGCCGGGCCCGGATCGCCTGGACGGTCTCCAGCTCGATCGCGATGCCCTTGCGGGTGCGAAGGTCGGGCGCGGTGCGCTTGCCGCGCCGGCGCCGCGGCCGCACGGGTGAGGAGACGATGCGCCGGTCGTGCGCGGCGTCCGCCATCAGCAGGCGCAGCACGAGCATGATGCCGGTCACGGTGTTGGGCGCGAGGCGTTTGCTGAGTTTCTTCTCGAAGGCATCGACAGCCAGGCCGTCGATGTCCCGCAGCGCTTTCGGGCCGAAGGCCGGCTGGATGTGGTTGCGGTAGTAGGAGCCGTAGCGTTCCGCGGTGCGCGGTGCCAGGTCCTGCGCGGGCAGCCAGTCGCCCCAGTACTTATCCAGGCTGATCTCACCGCGGGCCGGGTCGATCCAGCGGCCCTCGCGGATCGCGGCTTCCTGCTCGTCGCCGAAGTTCAGAGCGGCTTTCTTCGTGTCGAACCCGGATTCCGATTCGTATCCGCCGTCGGGGCGCAGGTACCGGACGCGCCATTTCTTGCCGCGGCGTTCAGCGAAGGCCATGGTGCCTCGCCGGCCGCGGCGGGTGGATGGCTGCTTCGGCGGCCGCGCGGATGCGCAGCCTGGCCTCGAGGGCAGTCTCGCGTTCCTGGATGGCGTGGGTGAGCAGCGGGCCGACGACGGCGGCGCCGGTGCACTGGACGGCCGGGATCAGGACGATGACGAGCGCGAAGATCAGGTTGGTGCTGTCCGGGTGCCACACGCTGATCAGGATCGGTAGGCCGATGCCGAGTGCTGCGACCCACGATGCCGCGCCGATCCAGCCGAAGACGCGCCAGCGTGCCGGGTCCGGTTCGGTCTGCTTCGTCGGGTCGACGGTGGCGTGCCAGATGTGGGCGAGATCGTCGAGTCCGACGCGCAGTGCGGAGAGCTGAAAGGCGAGGCAGGCCAAGGCCAGCACCATCGTTTCGCCGAAGTCGTAGACGGTGACGTTGGCGTGCGGTGTGTGCAGGAAGGTGTGGTAGGCGTACCAGGCCAGTGCGATGCACCACAGGACGGTGGTGGTGATCGCGGCGGTTTTGGTGTCGACGTGTTCGACGGTGCGGGTGAGTAGGGATTGAGGGACGTTCAAGGCTCGCATACTCCCCTGTTAGCGATCTCAGTTCTTTGCGTCGGCCGCCCGCACAGCCGGACTTACCAAGTTACGACGGTCTTGCCGTCCGTAAAGGGAGATGGGATGAGCCGTTTGTAACAATACGGCTACGTACCGTTCGGCACTGTGTCTCCACGTTCTGCCTGATGGGCCCTCAGATCAGCTTCGAGCTCGAACTCGGCGAGGCGCCTTGCCTCCTCGACGCGCCGTAGAAAGTCCTCCGCGCGCGCCTTGCGAACTTCAATCGGCAGATGTTCGAGTCCGTAGATCTTGTCGAGCATCGGGTCGACGAGCGGGTTGCCGGTGTCCGCGACGAGGTCGCTGTCCAGGACACGGCCGGTGCGCAGCAGCATCTCGCGCACATTCGTCCCGAGGTGGGGTGCGAGCTTGACCATGGTCTGCACATCGGGGATGCGTTGCCCGTTCATGATCTTCGAAATCACTGCGAGCGACACGTCTGAATCCTCGGCGAGTCGCGTCGGGCCGCCTGCGCGGGTGCCGTCGATCGGGTAGCCGTTGCGGCGCATGAGGGTGACGAACCAGGCCCCGAAGCCTTGAGGGTCGTCGCGTCGCTCTGCTGGCTTGCTTGCCATACGGAAAGAGTAGCGGGACGCGCTGCCCCCTTTGTCATGGTTTCCGTTCGGAAAGTTTGCAGGTCAGCTGATCAACGCGCCGAGCCGCACATTTCCACACGTCAACGTGGGGCGCGCGGGGGCTCACTTCCGACAACCGTGCGAGAAAGCGCGCATCCCGACCCGTACTTGCGGGACGTCCAGTTAGAGCGTAAATTGCGGGACGTCCGGAAAGTACGCAGGAAGGAGGCTCGGTGCCGACGAAGGAAAGGCTCTCGCTGCCCTCGACGGTGCAGTTGCGTCTCGACCACTTCGAGAAGATCTCGAAGACCGCCGGGCTAGCGACGCTGGCGGCGCAGGCTGCTCACTGCAACCTCACCGAGGGCGGCCTCAGCAAGATCAAGGCGCGGCGGTACGCGCCGAGCGGCCGCAGTATCGGCTCGATCATGAGCGCGTTCCCACAGTGGGCCTTCGAGGACCTTTTCGAGGTCGTGCCCACCGGTGAGCCCGACGAGGCCACACCGTGACCGCGCTCGCCGACGCCCCGGCCGAGCCGCTGATCTACGACCCTGCGCAGGCATCCAAGCGGCTCGGCTGCGACGCGAACGGGCGGCCGATCAAGACGGCGAACTGGCTCAAGACGCAGGCGCGCGCCGGGACAATCCCGCACACCCGTATCGGCAAGACCATCTGCTTCTCGGAGCAGAACCTGGTCGACCTGGTCGCGCAGGAGTCGCGCGAGGTCGGCAGCGGCGGCCGCAAAAAGCGCCGCTAGTTACTGCGGCCCACCGCTGTGAACAGTGAGCCGCGGACCCATCCACCTAAGAGCTCTCGATCGAGAGGTGAACGAGTTCTATGTCCGCATTGAACCGCATCGGTATCGCGTCGGCCAAGCCCGGCCGCCACGCGCGCCGCGACAACGAGCCGCGGGAATTGATGTTCCCGGAGTTGCACGAGCCGGTCGACGTCGACGAGTCGCCGACACAGCCGATCGCGACGGCGAGGGTGGTCGACGGGACGCCGAAGCCCGCGCAGGCGCCCGGCCTCGCGCCGGTCCCGGCGCCGTGGCTGCCGGCCGTGGTCGACGAGCCGTCGGCACGCGGTCCGCGTCCGAACGTGCCCGCAGTGGGCGCGGCGTTCCCGGCGCGGATGACCGCGTGGGAGCACGAGATCCTGGCCGGCCGCAGCCACGCGCAGTTCGCGCAGGAGACCCGCGAGCAGAACGAGGCCTGGCAGGCGCGGATCGACCGCCTGGCCGAGTATTTCCGCCAGGTCGACGAGCGGTTCGTGCGCGGGCCCGAGCACTACGTGCGCGAGAAGACCATCTTCGACCTCGACCAGATCGGGCGCCGGTCGGCGTGGATGCGGCAGGAGCTGGTGGATAGGCCGTACGAGTTCGGGCCGCCTCGGCGTGCGCGTCACGCGTTGCCGCGCCGTGTCCCGGGTGCCGCGCTGGCCGCGATCGAGGCCGCCCCGGCGGTGTCGGTCTGATGGCCGGGACGATCAGGCGCGTCGGTGCTCTCGCCGGCCTGCGCAGGATGCTGGACGAGCTGGACGCTCACCCGACGCTGCCGGTCCCTTCGACGGTCACGGTCAACGTGCACGCCGACAACGACCTGGATGGTTTCGAGCGGGTGACCCGCGCTGCCCACGTGATGGGTGTGCCGACGGTGACCACGGCGAAAGGCACGCAGCGCGCCGAGAAGAAGTTCGGCACGGTCACCTACGCCGTCGAGTACTACCCGGTCAACGCGGCGGTGACCAAATGACGATCTATCTGGATCGCACCACCAACGCGGAGCTGCTGTTCGCCAGCGGCCAGGACGCGACCTCCACGCGGGATGCGGCGCGGGCGATCGTGCGCCAGTACCGGCTGCACCCGGACATCGCCGAGAGCGTGGCGCAGATGGCGCAGGAGTTCGGCGACCACCCGGACGCGGCGGCCGCGCGCATGGCCCGCTGCCGGAAGCTCGCCCCGGCCCGGATCGACCTGCCCGACACCCTCGACCCCGACCTCGTGGCGCTCATCGGCTGCAAGCACCCCGAGTGCCCGCGCACCGAGGGCCTCCAGCTCTACGGCCACGACCTGCTGTGCCCCATGCACGCCGCGGACGCATTGCGCGACGCGCTGCTCGGCGAGAGCGCCGGCTACACCAACGACGAGGAGTGCGACCGTGGCTGACTTCGTATTCGCCCCGGCGACCAAGGAGCAGGAGAAGGCGCGCATCGCGCTGGAGGGACCCTCGGGTTCCGGCAAGACGTGGACCGCGCTGTCGATCGCGCAAGGCCTCGGTCAGCGCACCGCAGTCATCGACACCGAACGCGGCTCGGCGAGCAAGTACGCGTCGGATTTCGCGTTCGACGTGTGCAAGCTCTACACCTTCGACCCGCGCGACCTGGTCAAGGTGCTTGCCGCGGCCGCGGCCGCCGGGTACGACACCGCGATCGTGGACAGCTTCTCGCACTTCTGGATGGGTGCGGGCGGCATGCTCGAGCAGGTCGACGCGTTCGCCAAGCGCTCCAACTCCGGCAACAGCTTCGCGGCGTGGAAGGACGCCCGGCCGATGGAACGCGACATGATCGATTCGCTGCTCGCGTTCCCCGGCCACGTGATCGTCACGATGCGGACGAAGTCCGAGTGGGTGATCACCGAGAACGACCGCGGCCGTAAGGAGCCGAAGAAGATCGGCCTGAAGGCCGAGCAACGCGACGGGATCGAGTACGAATTCGACGTCGTCGGCACGCTCGATCTCGATCACAACCTGGTGGTCAGCAAGTCGCGTATCAGCATCCTGGCCGACAAGGTCATAAACCGGCCCGGCACGGAGTTCGGTGCGCAGGTCCTCGGTTGGCTTTCGGACGGCCAGAAGTTGCCGACCGTCAGCGACTACCTGCAGCAGTTGGCCGAGGCGACGAACGCGGACCAGGTGCGTGAGCTGTGGCGCGAGGTCGCAGGCCGGAATCTCGGCGGCGCGCCGTGCATCGGGCCGAACGGCGAGCCGACGACGCTGATCAACCTGATCACCGCGCGCGGTGGCCAGCTCGTTCCCGGCGCTCCCGCAACAGCACCGGCTCAGCCGCAGCAGGCGGCGCCGCAGCGTTCTGGGAAGGCTCAGCGGTCGAAGGGCAACCCGCCGGAAGACGACCCGTGGGCTACCGCGGCGCCGGCGACCACAACGCCTCCAACCCCGCCAGCCGAGCCCGCGGCCGCTCCGGAACAGCCGGCTGCGCCGCAGGTACCGGCCGAGCAAGCGCCGCAGTCGCCGAAGGCGAACAGCGCGCTGGTGGAGGCGGTCAACGTCGACCTCGGCAAACACGGGTTCTCCGGCGATGCTCGGATCGCGCAGCTCGCCGAGATGGTCAAGCGGCCCATCTCATCGTCGAACGACCTGACGGTTGACGAGGCGCGCGCCGTGCTCGCCGAGCTGGCGCGGCAGGCCGAAGCCGCGGCCAGGGCGCCGGAAGCCGAGGCCGCGGCCGGACCGCCCGAAGGCTGGACCGCGGAGGACGCCGAGCAGCTGTGCGCGGACTTCATCGTCAAGATCGAAGGCGCCCGGTCGGAGCGTGAACTGGTCGAGATCGCCGGCCAGATCGGCGCTGCGGTGCAGGCGAAGAAACTTACGCCCGAGCACCGGGACGTGCTGCTGGATCAGCACGCGAAGGCGCAGCGCGTCGGCCGCGGCCGCCGTCAGCCGGTCGGAGCGTCCTCATGACGACGCAGACGTTGATCGCGGGGACTCCGGAGGCCGACCTTGAGGCCGCGCGGCTGGAGCGTGACGGCAAGAGCGTCTCGCAGATCGCCGCCCGGTTCGATCCGATGCTCTCGCCTGGAGCCGTGAAGACTGCGATTGCGCGCGGACGTCACCAGCTCAACCAGCAGGCGCCGAAGCCGAGTCCGCTGGTGCGTCCCGCGCCGCAGTCCTCGCCGTCCGCATCCGAACCCAGCCCCGAGCCGGATCCGGTCGAGCAGCTGCTCGCGTGGGCCGAGACGGCTGGTGCGTCCCGCGCCGCAGGCCTCGCCGTCCGCATCCGAACCCAGCTGAAGGAGCTGACCGCGCTGCGCGAGCAGCATCAGGCGACCGCGCAGGAACGCGCACTGATCGAGACTCTCGAGGCGCAGCTGGCCGAGGCGCGCAACCGGCTGCGCGGTCTGACCGGTTCGGCTGGCCCGCGACGCACGTCCACCGCGACGGGCACGCCGAAGACCGAGTCCGGCCGGATCCGTGCGTGGGCGCGGGAGAACGGCTACGAGGTCGGCGCCATCGGGATCATCGCGAAACCGATCGTCGAGGCGTACTGGGCTGCGCACGCCGGTTCGGGCGCTGACTGATGAGCCCGGTCGGTCAGGCCGTCACCGGGGCGCTCGCGCTGCTCGGGCTCGCCCTCACTGCGTGGGGTTTGTGGCCGGCCTTCAGCGCGTGGCGTGCACAGCGGGTGATCCTGCGCCAGTTCCGGCGGCAGATGCGTGCCCTGAATTCCGATCACGTCCGTAACTGGAGCTGGTCGAGCGGCGGCCGCGAGCCGCCCCGCTGAAAGCTCCCCGGCGCGCTGCTCTCCCCTGACACGCGCGTCGGGACCGCAGCCGGCCGCCCTTGAGGGCGGGCGCTCCCGGCTGTGGAGAAGGGCCGCTCCCGATCTCCCGGTGCGTCGGGAGCGGCCCACCCTCCAACCCTCCCTAAAGCTCCGGTGGCCCGGGCCGCACTCCCGGGCCACCGGCCTACCCGAAGGAACGTCAATGCTCCCCTGGATCATGGCAGGACTGGTCGCAGTGGCCGGCATCATCGGCTGCGCTACCGGCTTCCTGCTCGCCGTCTTCCACGGCGGCCGCCTGGCCCACGAGTACGCCGACTGGCGCGCCGCGAGCTGCCCCACCTGCACCCCCGACACCGTCGCCGAGGACGAGGAAGACCGCCTCGACGCGCTCGCGATCCGCGACCTCATCCAGACCGTCCAGCCGATCGCCACCAACGAGGACGTATTCCGGCTGCCGCATGTCGGTGAAGCAGCCGCGCTGCACCGAGCGCTCGCGACCGCACGAGACCGGTTCGCCGATTGGATCGAGTGGGCCGAAGGCGTCCCCGTCAGCGAGACCGCCCTCGATGAGGACGACGAGGAGGAGGTCGACGAACTAGACGTGGACCTCACCCAACCGCACGAGCGCCTGGACGACGAGGACGACGACCCGTACGCGGACCTCACCAATCGCGACGTCGACCCCGAAGCGGTTTACGCGACCGAGGACGACGACTTCTACGAGGAGCGCGTCGAGGCTCGCGACGGAGCGGTCTGATGGCCCTCAACGTCTCCGAGGCGAACGCGGTCAACACGCTGATCCGCCACCTGATCGGTGCGAAACACCCGCACGCGCTCCAGTCGCCGACGCGCAAGCACGCGATCGACGCGATTGCGCAGCTCGCCGACGCCGCCTACAAGCGACTCGACGCCGGCTACTCCGGCGACTCGGTACGCGAAACGCTTCCCATCCTGTGGCGGCTGCCCGAAGCCACTCCCCCGCCGGTGTGGTGGCTCGAAGACGGCCGCGAGAGCCCCGAGCCCGACCTCTACGTCAGCGAGGGCGCTGCACGCAACGCAGCGCTCGAACAGTGGACCGCCGACAACCCGACGGTCACCCTGTTCGCCACCGAGTGGCCCGTCGACGAGAACGAGGAACCCAATGCTCGCAACGAACCGGTGGCTCGGCAGCTGAAGGCCAATGGCCACGAGACCGGCATCTACGTACGGCCGCTGCGGCTGAAGTTCTACCCGGGCGAAAAGGCAGCAGCCTGATGCCGGATATCGAGCACCGCATCAACCGGATCCTCGACGACGCCGAGCACGAGCCGATCCCGGCACCCTCGACAATCAAGGCCACTGACGCCGAGGTGATCGAGTTCCTGCAACGCGAAGTAGCCGCGCGCGACCGGACCATCGCGCTGATGGAGAAGGAACGCGCGCAGGGCACAGCGCCCGGCGCGGCGGATCTCGCCGCCGGCGTCGAGCCGCCCGCACCTGCCACGCCCGGCGACACGTCGGCCGTCGACGAGTCGCTGCGCGAAGCGAACCAGCGGCTGCGCTCTCACCTGCGCGCGGCCGAAGCGATGATCGCGCTTCGCGACGGCGTCAACGTCGACGAGCTGACCGTCCCGTGGCCGAAACAAACCCCTCATTCGGGCGCGACGCGCCGCTAAGACGCCCCTCGCGGCCGCGCGGTGCCTTCCCTTCCCCCGCGCGGCCGCGAGGGGTTCCACCTCACCAGATCGAAACCGAGCAGAAGGAGCCGAACAGCATGACTCCGGAGGATGGTCTACACGGAAAGCCAGGTCACTGACATGCCGTGGGCGCGTTTCGATGACCGGTATCCGTCGAACCGGAAGATCCGCAAGCTCTCGCACGAGGCTTTCCGGCTCGACGTCTCCGGGATCTGCTGGTGTAACGAAAACCTAACGGACGGGTTTATTCCAGACGTTGATTTACCTTTTGTTTGCTCAGAAATCCGCAACCCTAAAAAGGTTGCTAAAGAGCTTGAGGATAAACAGCGATGGGAACGACTTCCCGGCGGATGGTTAATCCACGACTACTTCGACTACCAACCCCGCGCCGAACAGATTCGCGCAGCTCGCAAGGCAAAAACCGACCGCCAGAGACGCTGGCGAGACGGCCTGCGAGACGCGTCTGTAGACGGTGCTGTAGACGCGTCTACAGACGCGACTCACGACGCACCTACAGACGCGTCTAGCGACGCGTCGCGAGACGGTACTGAAGCCCGTGCCCCACGCGCGCGCGTATCCCACTCCCCTATAACTACTTCTTCATCATCCGCTGACGCGGACGATGCCCAGACCGACCAGAAGCCCAAGCACACCAGGCGCGGCAAGCAACGCGTCATCCCGCCACGCTTCGACGAGTTCTGGGCCCTCTACCCGCGCAAGGTCGGCAAGATCGCCGCCGAGCAGGCCTTCGCCAAAGCCATCGAGGCCGGCGCCGACCCGCAAGCCGTCATCGACGGCGCCCTCGAGTACAGCTTCAAACGCAAGGGCCAGGACCCACAGTTCACCGCGCACCCCACGACCTGGCTCAACCAAGGCCGCTGGGAAGACGTCAACGGGCCCGCCTACACGCCGCCCGTCATCACCGGCCCGTCCGAAGCCGCCGGCGCCATGCCGCCACCGATCTCCCAGGTCCTCGCCAAGCAGGCCGCCTACGGCTCCCAGGACAACGACCCGTGGTCGACGCCACGCCCGGACCCGGACTACGAGCCGCCGTTCTGACGCCTGCGCTACGGCCGAGCGACGTCTTCCGCCGGCCGCCGACGCCAGCCACGATCGGCACACCGACATGAAAGAGCACTGACATGACCCACCCGCCCACCGCGGAACAGCAGGCCGCGATCGAGGCCTTCGCCACCGGCGACGACCTCGTCATCCAAGCCGGAGCAGGCACCGGCAAAACCAGCACCCTGCGCATGCTCGCCGAGACCACCCCACGCCGCCGCGGCCTGTACGTCGCCTTCAACAAAGCGATCGCCGGCGACGCCAAACGCTCCTTCCCCCGCAACGTCGAAGCCGCCACCGCCCACAGCCTCGCGTTCCGCGCCGTCGGCTACCAGTACCGCGAACGCCTCGACGGCCCACGCGTCCCCGCCCGCATCGCCGCACAGATCCTCGGCATCGTCGGCCCGACCCACATCGGCGACGACGTCCCGATCCTCGCCCCGCAGCAGATGGCCCGCATCGTCATGGGCACCGTCGCCCGCTTCGCACGCTCAGCCGACCGCGAACCCCTGGCCGCCCACGTCCCACCGGTGACGAAGTTCGACAGCCCCGCGCAGCGCCGCGCGCTCGCCGGCGAGATCCTGCCGCTCGCGCGCCGAGCCTGGGAAGACCTGACCGCCACGCGCGGCCGCCTGAAGTTCACCCACGACCACTACCTGAAGCTCTGGCAGCTCTCCTACCCGGTGCTGCCCTGCGAGTTCGTGCTCTTCGACGAGGCACAGGACGCGGACCCGGTCATCATGTCGATCATCGGCAACCAGCCGAACGCGCAGCGCATCGTCGTCGGTGACAGCGCGCAGGCGATCTACGAGTGGCGCGGCGCGATCGACGCGCTGGCGAAGTTCACCGGCAAGCGCCTCACGCTGAGCAAGTCGTTCCGGTTCGGGCCGGCCGTCGCCAACGAAGCCAACCGCTGGCTCGACGAACTCGACGCGCCGCTACGCCTCGAGGGCCACGACCCGATCCCCTCACGCCTCGTCGACGACCTCGGCGAACCCGACGCCATCCTCTGCCGCTCCAACGCCGGCGCCATGACTCAGGTCATGACCGCCCTCGCCCAAGGCCGCCGCGTCGCCCTGGTCGGCGGAGGCAAGGACATCCGAGACCTCGCCGCGGCCGCAATCGCGCTCAAGGCCGGCGCACCCTGCGACCACCCGGAACTGTTCGCCTTCCGCACCTGGGGCGAAGTGCAGGACTACGTCGCCATGGACGAGGGCGGCTCCGACCTGCGCGCCATGGTCAAGCTGATCGACGACTACGGCCCCGACTCGCTGATCGCCGCGATCGACAGGCTCGTCGACGAACCCTCAGACTCCGGCTCGAAGCCGATGGCGCTGACGACCGCCAAGCCGGACGTCATCGTGTCCACCGCGCACAAGGCCAAGGGCCGCGAGTGGCCGGCCGTCCTGATCGGCGAGGACTTCTACCCGCCGAAGATCGACGAGACCGGCGAGCAGAAGGAAGCCGAGCCCGGCGAGCTGCGGCTCGCGTACGTCGCCGTCACCCGCGCCCGCCTCGTCCTCGACCGCGGATCACTGCGCTGGCTCGATGCCTACCGCCGCCAGTTGCCGCTTCCCGGGCCGGAGATCACCGCTGGCGCTCCCGTAGCCGCTTCCGCGCCCACCGGGCCGCCGAACGCCCGTTCGACCCCGGAGCCGCCCGCTAGCGGCCCGCACTGTCCCGACTGCGACGCGCTCATCGGCCAGGCCCACGACGAGGACTGCGACGTCGCCCGCTGCGTCGTCACCGGCAACCAGCGCCTCAGCTGCGGCGGATGGCATCACGACTGCGGCAACCAGAGCTGGACCGGCCCGACGCCCGCTCCTGCCATCCCCACCGGCTCCATCCTCTGCGGCCCCGGTGGACGCATCGCACCCGAAGACCTCGAAGACGGCGACAAAGCACAAGTCGAACGCTTCGCCCGATACCTGCGCGAGCGCAAGGAACTCACCGAGCACTACGGCCAGCTGCTCGCCGCCGCGCAACCCGGCACAGCCGAGTACAGCCGCATCGCCGACGAACGCGCCACAAAGGTCCGCCAGCTCCTGGCCGACTACGAACGCGACGCCAACACCATCACCACACGGGAGAACGCATGATCGACGACGAAAACCCTAGCGGCAACCTGCGCTGCTTCCTCGCCACCGAACGAGCCGAAGGCGCAACCGACGACACACCCATCATCGACGGCGTTAACACCCTCACCATAGGCGACCTCGACGCCGTACTCACCGAACTCGACGACACGAAAGCCAAGCTCAGAGCCGCACTCAAGGCGCTCAGCCAGGTGCCCAAAGCCGAGTTCTTCCAGCCTGGCGTGACCTACATCGAGCAGCGTCCCTTCGCCGCGCCCGAAACCCTCAGCATCTTCCACTGCCTGACCGTGGCAGAGCACCCCCGAGCCGGAGCCGGCCTGCGCGCCCTTGGCTTCGGATGCCACGCCCACCCCGGCAACGACTGGGTCAGCGCCGCCCTGACGACCAACGACTGGACAAGCGGTTGGTCCATCTACACGCCACCGGAGCGACCGCAGTGACCGCCCGTCCGCCCCGCGACCTGCGAGCCGAAGCCATCCGCGCCCTCGCCCGCCGACTCCGACACGCCGAATGCGCCATCCCCGACGCACTCGCCGCCGAACTCCTCGTCGTCCTTGACGGCATCCACATCGGCCTCACCGACACCCGGCCACCCGCCGACCCCGCAGCCGACTGGCGACCACCCCCAGAAATCGCACCAGCCACCGCCGAAACCCCCGGACTCGCCGAATACCGCGCCGCACGACAAGCCAAGAAAGGCCAACAGTGACACCCGCGACACACGACGCGATCGACCTCGACCGTCTGGACCAGATCCGCGCTGTTGCCAAGAACCACAACGGCATCCTCATCCGAAACCGGCCCGAATCGGCGATCGCACACCGTCGTGAACTGCTCGCTCTCATCGACGAGCTGCTCGCCCAAAATAAGCAGCTGACCGCCGCTGTCGAGCGCACCACCACCCAGATGCGCAAGTACGGATCCGGCAGCGTCAACGTCCGCCAGGTCATCAACCTGCTCTCGCCGACATGGCCAGACGGCAACTACGAGCAGCCAGCCGACCGCCACCGGCCGCTGACCGACGAGACCTGCGGCGTCATCCCCACAAAGGCCGGCCTCGACTACCTCGCGTTGCGACGCCAGCAACACCCCAAGGCGGCCGAGCAGTGATCATCATGCCGAAGGCGTCCCGCGAACTACTGTCACTGATCGGCGAACACGACACCGGCGCCGGCATCACCTTCGAAACACGACCACGCTCTAGATGGGCGTATGCCGACCGCGTATTCAACACGCGGACGTTCTACCCGCTAGAATCCGAAGGCCTGATCGACGTCGGAAACGGACACACGGACCCGGTGAGGATCACCGACGCAGGCCGGCGGCATCTCCGGGCGGCCGCCGATGCGTAACCGACTCCGCTGCCTGCTACGCGGCCACGACTACCCGCACTGGCCAGCCTGGACACACGGCGGCCGCGGCAAGTTCTACCGGCAACGCTACTGCCGCCGCTGCGGCAAGACAGCCACCGAAATCGACGGCTGACGAAACAATCCACCAAGAACGGCCCTTGCTGAGCTTCCCGGCAAGGGCCGTTCGCTACGGCCCTTGATCGCCGTACACTTCGATCAAACGTTCGACCACGGCGCGAGCTTTCGCCCCTGCCCAACGCGCGCGGGAACGGAGCCCATGGATGGCCGCGCTGGACCCCGACAAGGTCGCTGAGATCCGACGCCTCGCCGCTGAGGGCGTGACGGCGTACCGGATCGCGAAGACTCTCGGCTGCTCGCCTGCAACGGTGCACAAGTACGCTCCCGCGGGCTCGTTCAACCGGTCGACCACCGCGGCCGCGGTGCACGCGCACCAGCTCGACGCCGCGGCGCGCCGGGAGCGCATCCGGTTGAAGCTGCTGATCGTGGCGGAGTCCGCGGCCGAGCGCGCCGTCACCACCTACTCGCGCACCGAGCCGACCGGTGCCGAAGGCGACCTGACCACCTGGACGACGAAGCTCCCGCCCGCACGCGAAACCAAGGACCTCGTCCAGGCCGCGGTCGCCGCGTCCGCACAGGAACTGAAGATCGCGGAGTACAAGGACCGCGAGGACTACTCGGACGCCACCGACACCATCCTCGGCTTCGGCCGCGAGATCCGCGCACAGATCGCCGCCGAAGACGCCCAGCAGGCCGGCTGATGCTCTCCGGCAAACAGGCACGATCGTTCGCCGAATCCACCGCGCCGATCAACATCTGGGAAGGCGCAGTCCGCTCCGGCAAAACCATCTCCAGCCTGCTGCGCTGGGCCGAATACGTCGCCGACGCCCCGAAACGCGGCGAGCTCGCCGTGATCGGCAAGACCACGCAGACCATCGGCCGCAACGTCTTCGCCCCGCTCATCGACCCGGGCGTGGTCGGCCACAGCGTCGCCCGCGCGATCAGCTACACGATCGGCGCGCCGACCGCGACGATGTTCGGCCGCACAGTCCACGTGATCGGCGCCAACGACGCCAAAGCCGAACCCAAAGTCCGCGGCTTGACCGGCGCCGGCGCATACGTCGACGAAATCACCGTCGTCCCCGAAGAGTTCTGGAACCAGCTCGTCGCCCGCCAATCCATCCCCGGCGCGAAGATCTTCGGCACCACCAACCCCGACAACCCCGCGCACTGGCTGCGCAAGAAATGGCTACTCGCCGGCAACCCCTCCGTCCGCTCGTGGCACTTCGGGCTCGACGACAACCCGTTCCTCGCCCCCGACTACGTCGCCCACCTCAAGCGCTCCTACCAGGGGCTCTGGTACCGGCGGTTCATCCTCGGCGAATGGTGCGCAGCCGAAGGCGCGATCTACGAACAGTTCGACCAGCAGCGGCACGTCGTCCAGCCCAACCAGCTGCCGTTCATCACCACCTGGCTCTGCGTCGCGATCGACTACGGCACCACCAACCCGTTCCACGCCGTCCTGATCGGCGTCGGCCTGGACCACAAGCTGTACGTCGTCGCCGAGTACCGGTGGGACTCGCGCGCCAAGCAACGCCAGCTGACCGATGTGGAGTACTCGCGCGAGCTGCGCCAGTGGCTGCTCACCGTCCGCATCCCCGGCACCGAGCTGTCCGGCGTCAGTCCGCAGTACGTGATCGTCGACCCGTCTGCCACCAGCTTCCGGGTGCAGATGCACCGCGACGGCCTCAGCCCGTGGCTCGCGGACAACGAGGTCCTGGACGGCATTCGCGTCGTGGCCGGCCTCTTCGGCACCGACCAGCTGCTTATCAGCGCGCAGTGCCCGGCGCTGATCGACGAGCTGCACGGCTACTCGTGGGACAGCAAGGCGCAGGAGAAGGGCGAGGACAAACCACTGAAGATCAACGATCACGGCGTCGACGCGCTGCGGTACGGACTCAAGACGACCGAGCCGGTGTGGCGTAGTCTCGTCGCACCAGCCTGAGTCGAACGGATGAGCGAATGCCCAGACCCGCGCCGATCCCGATCTTCCACTACACGGTCACGCTCAAGGACGGCACCACGCGCGAGTGCAACGCGATGCAGTACGCCGTCGACGGCGGCTGGTTCGTGTTCGACGCACCCGACGGCACCGTGCTGTCGCTGCGCGCCGAGAACGTCGACGAAGTCACCCGTTCACCCGAGCCCGTCGCGACCCGGGAGGTCGACCACCTATGAGCACCACCGCGGAGATCCGCGAAGCGTTCGCCACCATCTCGAACAAGCTCGGCGAACTCATCACCACAGCCGGCCAGTCCGAGGATCCGTTCACCGCGCTCGTCGGCCACATCGACCAGGTGCGCGGGTTCATTGACGCCATGGCCGCGCGCGTCGAGATCGAGCCGGGCCCGCAGGCTAGCGGGCTGCTGTGCTCCTCCTGCATCCAGGAAGCGCGCAACGCCGAGGCATCCGGCCACGCCCCGCTGCCGATCCATCCGGCGCGCACGCTCGCGGCAGGTCTCGCGATCTGCGATGTGGAAGGCCGGCACCGCATCGTCACCCCGGTGCAGCATGCCGCCGCGCAGGCCTCGAAGCTGCTGCTGCCCGGGCAGCCGGGCCAGCTGCCGCCGATGAACGGACAGTCGCGCTGACATGGCGACCACCGAACCCCTCGGCTACGACGTCGACGCCAAACAGCTCACCTGCGGGCAGTGCGGCCAGCCGGTTACCGGCGTCCTGGTCCCCGTCGCCGGCCGAGAGCGTCCGCGCGCGTGGCCCGTCAGCGAAGTGATCGTCGACGTCATGGTGCAGAACGAACCGACGACGCTCCACCCGTGCGGCCACCCGTACGAGACGGACCTGTCGGCGCGGCTCGGCGAAGCACGAACGGAGCGCTAACGTGCGCTATCTGGTCAGTGTCCGCGTCACCCGGCACGGGAAGTTCCGCAAGACCCACATCGCCGAGATCAACGCGACGAGCGCCGAGGAGGCGCTGCAGCACCTGGAGAACCGGTGCAAACCCGGCCGCGAATACGCCCGCAAATTCCCCGGCGCGACCTTCAGTCAGTTCGAGCTGGTACAGGGGGACGGCGCCGTGCAGTCAGCGCGCGAAGCGCGGCTGCGCGAGTACTACCTGTTCCCGTATCGCGCGGGGATCGCCCCGCCGGCCTCGGCGAGCTTGCTCGGCTCGCTCAGCACAGGAATCTGACATGGACGACGTCACGCGCATCAAGACCTACCGCAAGCCCCATACCTGGGTAATCACTGATGCCGGCCCGCTCGAGGACGCGCCCGAGTTCACCCTCACCAAAGCTATATGCTCGACGTGTCTTGAAACGGCCAGCTTCACCGCCGCGGTCGCCAAGTTCCTGTCCCTGCGCCGATGGGGCTGTGCCCGCGAAGGCTTCACCGGCCGGTTCGAACGCGAAGACCTCGTCATCGCGCAGGGCGGCCGGTTGGACTACTTCGTCGACTACGCGCATGGCGGAGCGCAGGCCGTCACGAGCAACATCGGCGGAGGCACTTACGTCGTGCGCATCGCCGACCTGAAGCCGGCCCATCCCAAGCAGCATCTATCGTGCGGCGCTAGCTGAGCCCTTCGGTGACTTCGCGGTAGACGGCGTCGACCTTGGCCGGATCCGGCTTCGTCACCGGCCCCTGCGCCCACCGCCGACGCACGTTATCGATGCCCTGCGCGATCCACCGTCGCAGCAGTTCGCGATCGGCGCCTGCGTCGACCAGGATCCGTGCGTCTGCCAGATCCCATGGCCAGTAGCTCATCGGGTTCGCTTTGCCGGCGCCGGCCTTGATGCCGGCGGCGTGTGCGAGCAGGTCCGGCCGCGTTGTGATCTCGTGCAGGTGCGCGATTGCCTGCTCGCGGCTCATTCCCTGTGTCCGCGCGTAGCTGACCGCGCCGGCGAGCTGCGCGACGGCGATGTCATCCGGTGTCGATCTGCTCAGCGTCGCCTCCTCGCGGGGAAAACGAGCGGCCCCGGGCCGAAGCTCGGGGCCGTTCGCCGGGCCGCCGTCCCGCCACACCGTCACCTGTGGCTTCGAGCCGCACCTTGCATCGTCGGGCACCGGTTTCGTGCCCTCAATTAGGAGCTGTGGTCCCGCCTGTCGACCTCATGCCTCCGGCAACGGGACTAGGACGCCTACCGGACCGCCTAGCGTCACACGACCGGGCCAGATCGCGGATGGTCCGGGCGCGCTCCCCGCAGCATAGCTCCCGATCGAACAGTCGTGCGAGTACTCTCCTGATCAGTACCACCCGCGTCCGGCCCGGAACGGGACCGCGCGGCAGCCGAAACGGCAACCCGACCCCGTTTCGCCGCCGAAAGGGCCACGCGCCGTGGTGCTCCCCACCGAAGACCAAACCTGGCCACCAGCCCTCTTCGACCCCATCGCCCACAAACACCGCCTGTGGGCCGCCTGGTACTCGGGGGACGCTGACCAGCTCTCGTGGGCGTACTACAACCTCGGCGCCAACTCGAACACCGGCCGCGCGTTCTTCCGCACCACCGGCGAAGCCTCCATCCCGCAGCCCCGCCCGGGCCAGTACCGCGGCGGCCTGCTCGGCTCCGTCGACCGGTACTTCTGGGGACAGGCCACACCACCCGGCGAGAAACGCTCGAAGATCCATGTGCCGGTCGCCGGCGACCTGGCGAGCATGAGCGCGGACCTGCTGTTCGCCAAACGCCCGCGCTTCGAAGTGCCCGGCGTCACCGGTGAAAACCCGACCGTCGAATGGTGCGAGCAGCGCTTCGACGACGACCTACACGGCACACTCCTCGAGGCCGGCGAACTGTGCTCCGCACTCGGCGGCGTGTACCTGCGCAGCATCTACGACCGCGACGTGTCCGACCGGCCGCTGCTCGACGTCGTGCACGCCGACGCCGCGATCCCCGAGTTTCGCTACGGCAAGCTCGTATCGGTGATCTTCTGGCGCGTCCTTCAAGAGGACGGCGACGACGTCCACCGACACCTCGAACAGCACGACCTGACCGAAAACGCGATCTACCACGGCGTCTACGTCGGCAATCAATGGGAGCTCGGCAGCCCGGTCAACATCGCCGACTACCCCGAGCTCCAGCCCGTCGCAGCGAGCCTGGATTCCAGCAACGCGATCCGCTTCCCGGACCTGCCGAAGGACGCATCCACGGTCACGTACATGCCGAACATGCGCCCGAACCGGGTGTGGCGCGACGTGCACGCCGCTCACGCTCTCGGCCGCTCAGACTATGCCGGCGTCGAGGGGCTGATGGACTCGTTTGACGAGACCTACTCGGCGTGGGTGCGTGAGATCCGGCTGGCGAAGACTCGGCTGATCGTGCCGAACCAGTACCTCGATCAGATCGGTCCGGGTAAGGGCGCGGTGTTCGAGCCGGACCGCGAGGTGCTGTCGCCGATGAACTTCCTGGCCGGCAGCAACGATCCGAGCAACGGGATCATCGCGAACCAGTTCAAGATCCGCTGGCAGGAATATCTCAACACGCTGAACAAGGCGAAGGAGATGATCGTCGAATCCGCCGGCTACAGCCCGCAGACTTTCGGCGAGAACTCCACCGGCTCCGGCACCGTGACCGCCACCGAGATCGAGGACCGGCAGCGCAGAACCCTGCTGACCCGGGCGAAGAAGCTGAACTACGTGCGCCCGGCCGTCGCCGGCGCCATGTACGCGCAGATGTGGATCGACAAGACGGTCTTCGGCCGCAACGTCGACCCGGTGCGCCCGGTCGTCACCTTCCCCGACGCGGTGCTGCCGAGCATGCAGGAGCTCGCGCAGACCGCCGTCGCTCTGGCCAACGCCGAAGCCGCATCGAAAGAGACGCTGGTCCAGCTCATTCACCCGGACTGGACCCCGGACCAGGTCGACGAGGAGGTCCAGCGCATCCGCAGCGAGGCCGGGTTCGACATCCTCGGCCGCGCACGCATCTCGCTCCAGGGCCCGCAGAACTCGACCGAGACGGTGGGCCAGGAGGTCCAGCAGATCGCGGACGACGTGAAGGTGCACACCCTTAGTCAGGCCGCGCTCAACCCGGAGCAGGAACTCAACGCGTAGAAGGGAACCGGGCATGGCGACACCGAACAGCAGCAGCCACCGCGAACCACGAATGCACGGCGGCCGGCCCGCCGGCGGCAGGCACGTCCCGTCCGCCGTCCCCGGCGAAGGCGCCTACGACGCCTCGGCCGCCGTCGGCTCCAACGTCACCTGCGGGCCGATGCCCGACCAGGACTCCACCGAGGTCCTGGACTCCCCGCCGTGGGTCGCGGTCAACCCGAACGCGGCGCAGTGGATGCCGCCGATCAACTAGCGGAATCGAACGAGTGTGCGATAATCCCGCTCAGGTGATCACCGCACGGTGACCGTCGTCCAGCCGCCCCGCAACGGGAGCCTGAATGTCCGAACCGACCGTCGCGTCGGCGCCCGCAGCTGCGGCGCCGACCGCCCCGGCAGCACCACCGGCAACTGTCACGCCACCGGCTCAACCCGCCGCGCCCGCGCCTGCGTCCGGAATGGACCTCGCCGCAGAGAACGCGCGACTGCAAGCTGAGCTGGCGACATGGAAGGGCCACTCGCGCACCTGGGAAGAGCGCGCGAAGGCGAAGGCGGACCAGGAGCAGAACCTGGCCAAGGTCGCGCAGGCACTCGGCCTCGAGGGAGCCACCCCCGACCCGGCAGTGCTCGCTCAGCAGGTGGCCGCCGAAAAGGCACGCTCCACTGCCCTCGCGCGGGAGAACGCGGTCCTGGTCGCCGCGTCAGCCGCCGGCGCGGACGCCTCCGCGCTACTCGACTCACGCTCGTTCCTCGCCACGCTGGAGAACGTCGACCCGACCGACCGCAATGCCGTGCAGGCAGCGGTTCAGGCCGCGGTCGCCGCGAACCCGCGCTACGCCGCACAGGCGGCCGCACCGCAGCAGCCAGCTGCGCCCGCAACCCCACCGCGCCAAGCCTCGGCGGCCGGCCAGTTCGGACAGCCCGCGGTGAAGGAACAGTGGACCGCCGAGGACGTTGCCCGCGCGACGCCCGAAGCACTCTCCAAGGCTGCCCGTGAAGGCAAGCTCAAGGCCTACTACGCCAGCTAGAGCACCACCCGCACCACCAGCACTACACGCGTGCCGCCCCGGAACGGGACGACAGCGATCGCCGAAACGGCATCCCTGTCCACACCTGTCCCGTAGGAGCAGCAGCGGATGTCTGTCCTGCATTTCAAGCCCGAGCTATGGTCCAAGATCCTGCTCGGCGCACTCCAGAAGAACCTCGTCTACGCCGGCCCCATGGTCGTCAACCGCGACTACGAGGGCGAGATCTCCGGCCCCGGCGACAGCGTGCACATCACCTCGCTCGCCGACCCCACCATCTCCAGCTACGCACCCAACAGCACCCTGACCTACCAGGTGCTCGTCGACGCCGGCCAGACCCTCCAGATCGACCAGGCCAAGGCCTGGGCCGTCCAAGTCGACGACGTCGACCGCCGCCAGGCCATGGGCGACATGCAGACCTGGATGGAAGGCCGCGCCGCCTACCGCATCGCGGACACCGCCGACCAGTTCCTCGCCGCGCTCTACACCGGCGCCGCGGCCGCGAACATCCTCGGCACCAGCGCCGCGCCGCTCACCCCGGCGACCTTCGCCAGCGCGACGCCGGCGGACTTCTACACGAAGGTCGTACTGCCGCTCAAGGTCCTGCTCGGCCAGCAGAACGTCCCCGACGACGGCAACCGGTATCTGATCGTCCCGCCGTGGGCCCGCGGACTGCTCGAGCAGACCCAGGCGTTCATCGCGTTCCCCGGCAACAACGGCGACGCCGGCGACGTGATGCAGCGCGGCTACTTCGGCAAGGTCGGCGGCTTCAACCTCATGGAGAGCAACAACGTCGTCAACGCCAACCCGTCGTACAACACGGGCGGCGCGAACGGCGTCTACGCGATCCAGGCTGGCCACCGCGACGCGATCACCTACGCCGAGCAGATCGTGCAGACCGAGGCGCTGCGCGCCCAGGCCACCTTCGCCGACCTCGTGCGCGGCCTGCACGTCTACGGCGCCAAGGTCATCCGTCCCGAAGCCCTCGCCGTGGCGTACACCGCCCGGCCGGCCGGAATCTAAGGAGACGGACAACCATGGCAGCCAACCTTCTGACCTCCGCGAACGTCGGCGTTCAACCGAACAACGGATCGCTGACCACCAGCAGCATCACCGCGCACTCGATCGTCGCCGGCGATGTCAGCAACGGCCTGTCTCTGCCCGCCTCGGCAGTGAGCGGCGCCCTGTCCTACGGGCAGGCAGGCTTCGTCGCGGAGCAGGTCACCTTCGTGGTCAACACCACCACCGCCGGCACGGCGTTCTCGATCGTGGTCAAGGCGACGCAAGCCACGACCGACGTGCCGAACTCGGCTCCGCCGTTCCCCTCGGCGAACGCGGGTGACGCGACATTCAACGTCAACGCCATCGGCACCTACAACATCGGCCCGCTCACCTCTGCGCGGTTCATGCAGCCGGACGGGTCGATCCTGCTCAACTTCACCGGGACGCTCGGCGTGACCACGATCTACGTGATCGTCGAGCAGTACTTCCCGGCCGGCCCCCGCGGCTAACCGACCCCCTGGAAGGACCCTGCAATGCCCCAGCCGAACGACGATCTGCTCTGGTTTCGCTCCCCGCTCGGAGGCGCCATTCACGGCTTCCCCCGGCAGGGGCTCGCGGAAGCGCAGGCGAACTACGCCGCCATCGAGCAGGCGCGGGCGCAGAAGCTGCCCGAGCCGGTGTTCCCGCGTCACCCGATGGACGAGATCGCCGCGCAGATCCGTGGCGGCAAGCTCATCCCGTCCGAGCCGCCGGTCGGCGTGCGGACGCTGGAGCTGACCGAGGCGCAGATCGCCGAGCTGGAGGCGCAGGACCGTAAGGAGTCGGTCGCCGAGAAGCGGGCGCGGTTGCTCGCCGAGCTGGCGGAGCTCGGCGAGGAGGAGGGCGAGGGCCCTGAGGACGTGCCGGGCTCTGTCGGGGACGTGGCTGGCGTCTCCACTGAGCCCGGCACCACCCGCGGCCGCGGCCGCACCGCCAAGGGTGGTGGCCAGGAGTGACGACGCGGGTGTACGCCACGCTGCCGGAGTATCGGGCGTACACCGGCGATGCCACCACGCCCGACGCGCGGGTTACCTCGCTGCTGACCATGGCGAGCGAGGATCTCGACGGCCAGGCGCTCGTCGGCGCGGTCTACCCGACCGACCCGCAGGGCTACCCGACCGACGCCGGCCTGCTCGACGTGCTGATGAAGGCCACGTGCCGTCAGGTGCAGTTCATGCTGGACATGGACGACGACACCGGCGTGAAGCAGCGCCTTGACTCGGTGCGGGTGGGGTCGCTGTCGTTCACGCGCAGCAAGTCGACCAGTTCGGGTGCGGGCGCGGGGATGTACCCGATCGGGCCGCGGGCGCTCGGGCTGCTGCACGGCGCGGGTGTGCTCGGCACCGCCCCGATGATCAACTGGTAGGCCGTCGTGCTCATGCCACCGACCACGACGGTCACCATCAGCCGCGGCACCACCACCGACGCCTACGGCGACCCGGTCAACCAGCTCAACCAGCTGTACACCGGCGTGCCCGCGATCATCAACTATCAGACCGGCGTCAGCAAAGACCCTTCGTCCGGGCAGCCGGTGCAGGTCTCCGCCTACGAGGTGGTCCTGCCGAAGGGCACGGACGTCAAAGACCAGGACGTCCTGACCGACCAGCAAACCAACGAACAGTACGAGGTCACCTCGGTAAGGATCCTGCCCTCGTACGGGGTGCCGGCGGACGTGTGGCTCGTGGTCCGCAGGCTGGACGGCACCTGATGACCACACCCACCATCGGCCCGGCCGACCCGAACGACCAGCGCCAGGCGCAGACCGACCAGTACGCGCAGCAGCTGCTCGCGATCGAGCAGGGCGCCGTGCGCGCCGCGACCGTCCAGTTGATCTACACGCTCGCGATGCTGCGCCGGCAGGCCATGGGCCGGATCCTGATGGCCCGCACCCCGGCCGAGGA